CATCTCCATTTTATGAATCTACTGTAAAACTTTTATTAGAATTTTTAAAAGCAATAAACATATCTCCTTTTTTCTTTTTAAGAATAGCTTACAATATTACTTACCCTAATGGTTTTGAAAAAAGTGGAATACATACAGATCATGAATATGACCACAAACAAATAATAATCTATATCAATGATATTAAAGATAAAGAATCTAAAACTGTTATCATGAGTAATAAAAAAATATTTAAAGAAATAAAACCAAAGCAATATAAAGGTGTATGTTTTGGTAATCTAGAACATTTTAATTATAACCCTAAAATAGGTAAAAGAATAGTATTAGTTGCAACATTTATTTAAATGATAGAAATACAGGATAACTTTTTAAATAAAGAAGATTTTAATAAATTAACAGAAGTGTTTACACACAACAATACTCCTTTTTATTTACAAAAATCAATTATAGAATATCCAAAACCAGATAAATATGTTCAGATGTTTCATATCTTATATGAAAATAACATCAAAAGTTATTTATTTCATTTAATAAAACCAATAATAAACAAATTAAAAATTAAAAAATTATTTAAATGTAAAGTTAATCTTTTATTTAGAACAGATAATATTGTAGAGCATGGTTATCATATAGATTTTTTAAAAAAACCCAAAGATTTATATACCTCAATATTATATTTAAATACCAACAATGGATATACTAGATTTAAAAAAGGCATTACTGTAAATAGTTTAGAAAATAGGTTAGTTAAATTTCCTAACGAAATAGAACATACTGGATCTACTAATAACTGTGAAGAGCCTTATAGATTAGTATTAAATATAAATTATACATTATGAAGATAAATAATATCTACTGGTACTTTAAAGGTGTTTTACCTAAAAGATTCTGTGAAGAATTAATTCAATACGGAAAACAAAAAGAAGATCAACTAGCACTTACAGGTAGTTTTAAAAATGTAAAAAATTTATCTGAAAAACAATTAAAGGATTTAAAGAAAAAAAGAAATTCCAACATTGTTTGGATCGGTGAACAATGGGTTTATAAGGAAATACTTCCATATGTTCGTTTAGCAAATAAAAATGCAGGTTGGAATTTTGATTGGGACTATAGTGAAGACTGTCAATTTACTAAATATACAGAAGGTCAGTTTTATGATTGGCATCAAGATTCATTTGATAAACCTTTTGATAATCCAAATAATTTAAAATTACACAATAAAATTAGAAAGCTATCTGTTACTTGTACTTTATCTAATCCTAATACATACAGTGGTGGAGAATTAGAATTTTATGAAGGAAGTCCTGAAAGGGCTAATAAAAAGAATATGGTTAAATGCACAGAAATATCTGAACAAGGATCTATAGTTGTATTTCCATCATTTATGTGGCATAGAGTATGTCCAGTTATAGAAGGAACTAGGTATTCACTTGTGATTTGGAATTGTGGAAAGGGGTTTAAATAATGTTTAGTATTTTTAACTCTTATATATCTGTAGATTATTTTGAATTAGATTTAAAAAAATATAAAAAAGAAATTTTAAACTTTAAATTAAAAAATGATTCTATTATTAGAAGTAATTATGGAGGTTGGCAAAGCAATTCTTTTGAAACAATTCCAAAAAATTTTACAGATTTATTTGATAAAATTACAATAAATGTAAAAGAAATAGAGAAAAATTTATGTCTTTCAAAACAATTAAGATTTCACAATTGTTGGTATAATGTTAATGGTTTAGGTTCTTTTAATAGACCACATGTTCATCCAGAAGCTGTTGTATCAGGAGTATATTACATTTCAATTCCTAAAAATTCAGGATCTATTGTTTTTATAAATAATGATTTAAATTATTTAAATGATTTTTATGGTTCAGTTAATAACTTTAATCAATATAACTCAGCAAATTGGATGATAGAACCAGAAGAAAATAAATGCATATTGTTTCCATCTTATTTAACTCATTATGTTGAACCAAATTTAAATAAAAAAGAAAGAATAGGTATAAGTTTTAATTATGGGTTTTAAAAAAAATAAATATGTAGTTATAAAAAATGCTATATCAAAAGATTTAGCTATATTTATCTATAATTATTTTTTAATAAAAAGAAATGTAGCAGATATCTTATTTAAAGAAAAATATATATCACCTTTTGAAACAATGTTTGGAACTTGGTCAGATGATCAAATACCTGGAACGTATTCTCATTATGCAGACATAGCCATGGAAACTTTATTAGTAAAATTAAATGACCTTATGAATAAAAAAACTAAATTAAAATTATATCCTAATTATTCATATGCTAGAATTTATAAAAAAGGAGATGTTCTTCATAGACATAAAGATAGATTTAGTTGTGAAATATCTACAACTATGAATTTAGGTGGTGATGTTTGGCCTATTTATTTAGAACCATCTGGACAAATAAATAAAAAAGGTAAAAAAATTATTTTAAATCCAGGAGATATGCTGATATATAGAGGTATAGATTTAGAACATTGGAGAGAACCTTTTGAAGGTGAAACTTGTGCTCAAGTTTTTCTACATTATAATAATTCTGCTACTGAAGGTGCAGAAAAAAACATTTATGACAAAAGACCAACATTAGGTTTACCAAGTTATTTTAAAAGAAATGAATAAAAAATTATTATCAGAAATAGCATTTTATTATGGCTCTGTAAAAATGCCTAAAGGATTTGAAATAGATAGATCAATCTTAGTTAAAAATACTTCTTTATCAAATTTTTATGAAGATGTTAATCATAGTTTTAATAGAGAATTTGACAAAGTTAAAACTTATATTTGTGATTACATGCAAGCTTACCATAAACTTCATTTAGTTTTACAGAAAAACTGGGGTAATTATTTTGAAAGAAATGAAAAAACAAAACCATTACTTCAATTAGATCCTGTAGATTTAAAAAATTCTGCTGATTTTGTATGTTTATATGGGGTTGAAACAGATGGCGATACCTGTGAAATTACTCTTTACTATGACGACAATAGAAGAAAAGGAAGAACTTGGACTCATCAATTAAAAACAAATAACTATATAATTTTTCCAAGTACACAACTATATTTTATAAATAATAAAAATAATAAACATTTAAATTATGTAGAAACTTTAACCTTTCAATATATTTAAATGAAAGTTATTGATAATTTTTTACCTTTAGAAGATTTTAAAAAAATAGAAGAAGTAATTACTTCTGACAGTTTTCCATATTATTTTTGTAATGGAGTAATTAAAGACGTAGAAGAAGATATAAAAATGTTTTATTTTATGCATTTGTTTTATGTTAAAAATACACCAACAAGTGATTATTATAATTTATTAGTAAAAACATTATTATCTAAATTAAATATATTTGCTTTAATAAGAGTAAAAGCAAATTGTTACACAAGATCAGATAAAAAAATAAAACATAATACTCATGTTGATTTTCCAGAAAAAATTAAGTTTAAAACAAAAGGATTAATTTATTCTATTAATACCTGCAATGGATCTACCATATTAGAGAATGGTAAAGAAATTAAATCAATTGCAAATAGGGCTTTATTCTTTGATCCAATGAAACCTCATTGTAGTACAAATTGCACTGATCAAAAAGCAAGATTTAATATTAACGTAAATTATATTTAATTATTGAGTCCAGATATACCAAGGCATACCAAACACATCTTCTGGAACTGCTGGTGAGTTTTCTAATCCTTCATCAGCATAAGAGAATAAATCCCAAGCAGTTGTATCTTCATTCCATCTGTAGAAATGTGTTAAAGCATTATAAGTATCGTGAGTGGGTTGATCTCCAATTGGAGATTGCCATCTAGCATCCGTTTCATTTAATACCCATGAAGGATAATTTTTTGGACCCATAAATATATTTTTTTCTGGCATCCATGTAGAACCTATTCCAGCTCCATTACCTCTAAATGCTTTAGTGTGATCACCTGAAAGATGTTTATTTTTTTTAGTAGCTAATGAAGTTTGAATCCATTGATTAGCTGGCCAATTATTGTGTTGTTCTAAATGAGCTTGACCTAATGATTCCTGTTCTACTCCATTTTCATCTGTAATAATATCATTATCTAAATGAAGTACTGCTAGTACTATATTGTTTTCATCTATTTTTGCAAAATTAGCCATATTATGCGATTTTATACCTTATAATTACTACTCCAGAACCGCCCGACCCTTGAGCACCTCCGCCACCTGTTCCATCTACTCCAGAACCTGGTTGAGAAGGGTTATCATAACCGCCTCCGCCGCCAATTCCTCCAGTGATAGGCCCGCCGCCGCCCGCTATTCCTCCGCCAGCTGCCCCGCCACCATAATATTTTAAACTTGGACTTGGTCCAGGTACTCCACCCGCAGGGTTGATTGCTGTACCTGCACCTGCTCCCGCAACTGAGTTTCCTGCACCTGCTGTAGTAGCTCCACCGCCACCACCAGAAGCTTGGTTAGTTGTTCCAGGAGAAGGTCCTCCAGGATTTCCTTGTGGAGGAGTTACAGGAGGAGTGTTTCCAGCCCCTACTGATCCAGATCCACCTTGGTCTGTTGAACCCATACCGCCGCCAGATCCTCCTGGATCTCCTGATTGGTTTCCGCCTGAGTTATAAGTACCTCTATACGTACCACCACCTCCACCACCTGTGGAAGTTATTGTTGAAAAAGTTGAAGGAGTTCCTGGGTAACGTGCTGATCTAGGGGCACCAGATCCACCAGAACCTATTGTAATTGGGTAAGGTGATTCCGACACAGTAATTGGAGTTCCAGATCCTGCTCCGCCTGGACTGCCATCTAGAGGAGATGCTGTATATGTATCAACTCCAGATTTATATTCTCTAAAGCCGCCAGCTCCACCGCCGCCAAAATTTCCTGAGCCACCGCCCCCTGCAACGACTAAATATGAAACTTCATTATTTGCAGGCTCATCAGCAAGTTGAGTTACGTCAAAAGTTCCTGGACTTGTAAATGTATGAACTTGATAATCACCATCTTGAGTAATAGTTCCGCCAGTAGCTTGAACAAATTTCTCGCCCGCACCACCACGGCCAAATCCTCTTCCTGATCCAGCACCAAATGAACCTAATATTGGCATCTTTCTATCCTCCTAATTTTACGCGAATTGCGTTTGTGCTGCTAAAACTGTAAACGTTGCATCTGCAGTCTTTATAACAGTATATGTATAAACGTCAAGAGAGTTAACATTACCCGCTGTTGGTGCAGCTCCACCTTGCCACTCTGGAGTTACCGAACTACCATCAACTTGTACAGCTGAATTGTAGTATGCGGTTCCACCTTGTGAAACAATGTGTGCTACTGTAATTGATTCACCAGTATCCATAATGCTATTTAAAGTATTTGATCCATCACCTCTAATGTTTAATGTCCAGTTTCCTGAAGCATCTGTAGTATAATTTAATACTGCTTGTGTAATTACATCGTAGTTAACTGTTCCTGTTGCAGCAGTAGCTGAGTTTGTAATTTTTTCAGCTAGTTGTTGTATTTTACCTGCACCTAAAACTACTCTTCCAATTCCTTTTGGAGAAATATTTAAATCAATATTAGAATCAGAACCAACAGCATCAATTGCTGGACCTGAACCTGTTGCTTGGTTAGTTACATCAATGTAGTTAACAGCTGAAGCTGTTTTTTGAAATCTTACATATGGATTATTTGAATCATCTTCAATAGCACCTGCATCATCAATGATTATATCATTTCCATTTGTATCTAATATTCCAGATAATTGCGGAGTAATGTCTGAAGATAAATCTGTAAAAGCTGTGTCAACAACATTAGTTCCATCAGAGTAAACCATCTTAGTACCTTTGTCTGTTGCTGCCCAAGTTACTCCAGTTCCTGAAGTAGTTTTAACAGTTACAGTAAATGCACCTGAAGTTCCGTTTTCAATAATGTAAGTTTTTTCTACTGAATCAGGAATTACAACATCAATGTTTGTAGTAATAGTTCCAGTTAATTTAATAACTGCATCTTTACCATTTGATAATGCACCGTTTGAATAAGTTAAAGTTGCACCAGTAGTTGCGTTAACTGTGATTGCAGAATAACCACCGATAGCTTGTTCTAAAATTAATAAGTTTGTATTTGTGATTTGACCCCAAGTTCCTGAATTTTCACCAGTTGCTTGTACAGTTAATTTTAAATTAGCTGATGTTGAGTTTGCCATAATTTTTTATCTCCAATTATTTAAATTTTATAAATTTTGACTGTAAAGTCAATATATTATTTTTAAGCAGCGGTGTCAACTTCTTGCCAACCTGGTGGAACAACTGGTGCTGTGCCAGTATTTACTTGGTTCCATATTAGTGTTCTAAGGCTTCCTTCAGCCATTGTCAAGGCATTTCCTGACAATAATACATTAGCATTTCCAGTGACTGTTTCATCACCTTCTTGCATAGTCATTTCTTGACCAGTAACAGCCGCTATAGTATTTGCATCTAATTCAGCTTGACCTTGATTTGCAGTCATAGCTTCACCCGTTACATCTACATTAGCATCTCCAGTGACAGTTTCTTCACCTTGGAACATGGCCATTGCTTGACCAGTAGCTTCAGCATCTGGTGCAGGGTCAACGTCATTTTCCTGCATAGACATCGTTAGAGTGTCTACTTGTTGATTACCGTATACTCCATAACCCCATGCAGATTTATATCCCCATGTAGAAGCTGAAGTAGCTGAAACTTCTGCAATAGTATTTGCATCAAGATCAGCTGTTCCATCATTAGCTGTTAATTCTTGTCCTGTTGGATCTACAATCGCTTCTTGATATTGAAGCGTTGCAGTCATTGGTTGACCTGTAACTACTACATCTACGGTTGCTGATCCTAAAACATCATCAACAACTATAGTCATTGGTTCACCGGTCAAATCAGTTTGACCATCACCAATGGCATCTAATGTTCCTGTATTTCCTGAAAGTTCTATACCTGTTAAATCAACAGTTAAACCTGATATACCCCAAGTCTCAGTGCCCCAAGTATCAGAACCCCAACCAATATTTATTTCGTTATCAATTGTAACTGAATTTAAATTTGTAGATAATTCTTGACCGGTAGCAATTACATCACCACCGATGCCCCATGCTTCTTCACCCCAGGTTAGTCTTCCCCAACCTTCATTGACTTCAGCATTAATAGTTTCTTCACCTTGATTTGTGGATAAACCAATACCTGTTACATCAACATCTGCGTTTGTAAAATTAACACCATAACTTAAAGTTCCCCATGATGAGTTTCCCCATCCTTCAATAGGTACATATTGCGCTTGACCTAAATTAAAAGATGCACCTATCCCGTTGACGTCTATATTGTTTTGATCAGACGCCCATGAGTTGTCGCCCCACGAATTAGAACCCCAAGTGGTTGCCATAGGAAGTTACCTCCTATGTACTACCCAGAGATTCTTAAGATCGCTGCAGTTGATGTTGGTGCTGGGAACTGAATTGTAAACGTACCAGAAGTTGCAGTTTTATCTGCACCGAAATCTAATACGGCAACAGCTGCGTTAGTTAATGATGTATTGTAAATCAATGCACCTCTAGCAGTTAAAGTTACACCAGTAAATGATAAGTTGTCAAAGTCAACTCTAGCTACACCGGCAGTGATTGATGTTCCTGCATTAACTAATGCACCACCACCTGCTGTGTATTGACCAGAAGCAGACACTTCTTGTGAAGTAGTGTATGAAGTTGTAGCAGAAGTTAAAGTCGCACCTGCGGTATAAAGAGCTAATTTAAACTTACTTCCACCAGACAATTTAAAATCGTGACCACCTTCTAAAAGTTGTTTTTTGAAGCTGTTCGCGATCGCTTGTGATATAGCCATAGTTTATCTCCTTATATATTATTTTCCTCCGACTCGAGGAACACCACTTTGATATTCATCTCGTCTTCGTCTTCCCATTTGTTCTATAGAGAAGCCTTCTACCACTTGTTTATACTTTCCTTCGTATAATTGCAAGAGATCATTTGGCCCCTTTAAGAAAGAAAACGCTTCTACTAAGCATGCATACAAAAGTCCGTTGGGAAAAAACTTACTTAAATATGTTTGTGTATTTGTACTTGATAAACCCGGATCTTTCAAGATATAATTTAATTGAATTGTGTAGGTAGCATCTGGTGTAGGAGCTAGAACAATAGTGTCATTATCCCAAAATCCATAATATTTAGGAACTCCTGTTGATCCCGTTGGATTATATTCTGACATATAACTAGTATCTCTAAACTCTAAAAATTCTCTATTATCAGGTTGTGAACTTCCATCAGAATCTACTATTTGAGCTGATCTGATTACCAATAAGTTATCCGGTGTATCTATAAATCTGTTTGAGGCCACTAAATTAGCTGTAGCATATCTTTTGTTGTTATCAGAATCTACATCTCTTAAAATTCTAAATTCTGCATTTTCAATAAATCCATCAACAATAGTAGATGTTAAAACATTTGAATCTACTTCTGTGTAATCTCTAATTTTTTGTACTAATTCTGCGTATGTCATTATGTTATACTAACTGTTACCCTTCCTAAATTTGCCTGCGCTTCTCTTTTAACGTTTATAGCAGATCCATCATCAGGAACCATACCATTATTTGATTC